CTCACCTCTTAAGAAGTAGCGGTTCATTGGTGTTGAAAGAATGATGTTGCAAGCCTGTGCGATTGATACAGTCTTACCGAAATTGATCTCTGCCATTTTGATTCCTCGTTTTAAGTTTGATTAAAGGTACTTCTTACTGCCAATTAAAACTACTTACTGTTACTACGCTACACCTAACATTGTTAGAAACATTAAACATTTAACACTAAACAATTCCCACTATACATATATTGTAACACAATTAGTGTCCTATGTCAAGTTCTTAGGTTTGACTAACATTGTTAGAGTGCAGTCTTGCCCACCCATTCTCAAAGTATTTCTTATATGGGTCTTTCTTTACCTCACCCTCTGCTCGTTCCTTCTCTACGAATACCTGATCTCTGTGATAGCCAAGCACCAAGTTATCGAACCCGCGCTTTAGTCTTGCCTCATCTATGTGTATGCCTGATACTGTGTAGCCAGCACCCCAAGTGTTCTCACCAAATGACCGAGCCAATGCTAGTGTTGCTTTGTAATGGGCAACATGTTTATCCTCGCCTTGAGTATTAACTAATGCGAATAAGGCTCGCACATCCTCAGGAAAAAAGGTGTATTGTGGTCGGTCTAATGCTTCGGGCATATCCTTATAGGTCTTAGCCGTTCCTTGTTTAGCCTTCTCAAAGGTGTCATCAAGTTCTTGCATCGTGAACCCATCAGCTTTTAGTCTTACCAATGCACACGCATACTTAATGAACTCGGCATACTGTTTTCTAACATTGTTAGATTCGCCTCGGATTAGTGAGTGTGTCTTATCCCTAATCAGGTTAAGTATCTTGCCATCCATGATCTGCAAGGGTTTACTCTCATCCATGCGTGCTTCTACTCCATCTACTGCAATACATAGAGAGCCATTAAAGATGCGGGCATGGTATGGGGTTAGTTCTTCGATAAAGCTAGCGGTTGATTGACTCGACCACCCACCAGTGCGGATTTCAACTAAGCCTGTTGGGTAGTAAGTAAGTACAGGGGTTCTCCATAACACACACTCCACACCCATAGACCCATCATCACGCAAGCGAATTGAGTAAGAGTCCACACTTTTGCGGTGACCAAGCGGGCGCTTTGGTTCTTCTGTTCTTCCTCTAATATCGGTAGTGCTTTGATACTTGTGGAACGCATCACCATAGTCACGCATCCAACTAATACCTGAGTTCCTACTATATCCAAATGACATTTACTTCTCCTTAAGTGAGCTTTATGAGCTAGTTATAACTCATCTACATCTACTACCTTAGTCCTAACATTGTTAGGTTTATACCTGTGCTTCCCACTATTACGCTTAGGTAGTAGGAGCATGGCTCGCACTATCGGGTTGCGCTTCTTTACTTTCTTTCTTTTCGTCATCTGTAATCCTTACTCCTAAGTAGTCATCACCTTCAAAACTAAGAGCAGTAAATGGTTGGAAGTAGTCATAGCATGGGTCATCACCAAACTCGTCAGTCTCCACATCATCTCTCTCCTCACCCACTCGGCAGAAGTATCCGCTTATACCCTCTATGTCTTGCATCGAACTCCATAACTCATTCCACGCTTTAACATCATCGTAGTCGGGATACCACTTCCAATCTTGACCATAAAGAATGAACGCACCATCCTTCCACCCAAAGTATTCGCCTTCTTTGTTCTCCACTTCCCACAACTCATAGAACCTAGACAACTTAATGAACCCGATCATCTCCTTGAACTTAGCCCTATCGTAGTCCCAGTAGCGACTGCCTTTGTCATCTTCCCTCTGCACTTTATCCACGCTGATAATTCCAGCCACTTGGCTTCGGTATCCCATCTCACTTCTCCTGTTCTAACAATGTTAGGACTGCTTTACGCATAGCTTCCATGCCCTGATTGAATCCCTCGCAGAACAACAGGCGATCATCATCCGTAAAGATATTGCCTTGCTCGTCATCAAATACATAGAATGCATCTTGTGCATCCAAATACACATCATCCACACTCTTTTTCATCTCATGCTCCTTGTAATGCGGTTAATTTAGCCTTTGCTATTGCTAGCGTGGCATACCCATTTGCTACTACCTCATACTGTGCTAGGGAGAACGGGTCGGTGTGATTAGTTAATAGCTTTAACCTCGCTTCCATTCCCATTATGGTTTCTAACAACTCCGATATTCTTTCGCCCTTGTATCTTTCAGTCATAGTATTCCTCTAGTTTGTAAGTCCCATCTGCTTCTAACATGACTTGTAAGTCGAGCCACAAGTCCATTGCTTGGTCTATCCGTATCACAGAAATAGCAGATAAGTCCATGCCGTTATTCTCTACATACTTCTCTACATCCGCCCAAAGAACTTCCCACCCCTTGTCCCAGTTGGTCATGTCGTAGTCACCTAAAACTCCTGTGCCATCTTCGCATGCACTTACTACGCAAAATCTAACAATGTTAGGATTCATTCAACCCTCCACCCATACGGAACGCAACTCCAGCAAGAAAGCCATCAATGAACCCTTGCTTTAGATAGAGAGAACCTTGCTTTTCTACTTCTCTGCCTGAGTTTGAGTCGTAGTCCATCATGTATGTGTAGCTTTTAACTATTGCTATCTCGGTTAGTGCAAACTGCTTTTCTTGCTCGTTCATGTTGTCCTCTCCTCTATACATTTGCGTAACACAATATGAAACTGATCTGAGCCATACTTAGCTTTTAAATACTCTGAGTAGTTCATGTTGTCCTCTTTGGGTTGGTGTAACACAAATCTTGTGGGTTGTGGATATACTGATACGCACCTTTGGAATATGGGATTTGCACAATATGCTTTACATTTTTAGCTTGCTCATCTCCACACTTAAGGCATGTAAAGTAGCCAATAGCCACTCTCCTCGCATCTACTTCCATACCACAATCACAGTCCATTCCATATAACATTGTTAGATTCTCCTGTCAAAAATTAGCGTGGTTGGGTGCGTTCTACTATGCTTGCAATATCTCTACCACTAGACATACATAACCCCAATAGCACAGGGGTCTGCTCTTTTAGCATTAGCCCAATACCGAAAAGGTATGCATGTTGTGCTTGCTTATACTTCTCTGTGTTGGCTTTGAGTTTGTTCACACTTGCATAGCGAACCCAGTTACTTGCCACCATCTGAGTAGTGCTGAGTTTTCTAACAAAGTTAGGTTGTGGTTGGTCATCAAAGTCGAACACAAACTGACGCTTCTCTTGCTCTGCAATAATTGATTCTTTTAGCTTGCCCATTTATATAGTCCCCATAATTAAGTTAGAAACGAATACAACTAATACAACAAACAACAACACATCAAGCACTTTGTCTAACATTGTTAGAATCTCCTTAGAAAAGTAAACAATAAGAAACATATTCCCACTCATACCTATATTGTAACACATTGTTAGTGTTATTGCAAGTTTTGGGTTGATGTATCGGCAATGGATGAATGTTAGGAAAATGGGGGTAATGTTAGCGAAATCGGGGTATTGTTAGGAAAATAAAAAATAAGTCTAACAATATAAAATCCCCTAAGTAAAAGGCTTGGCGGTTAGAAAATGTTGTATTGTTATAAAGTTAGTAAAAATAAGATATTGAGAGTAATCTAAATTTATTTTTGTTATTGCTAGAAGTCTGCACTGCGTGAAAGCCTCTTTGCGGATTCCATCTCTCAACTTTTGCTCTTTTTCTAACATTACCCCTAAAAACGCTTGTAAGTCCTTGATTCTAAAGACTTTTCATATTGTTAGAGTTGGTTTTGGTTTTCTAACATTACTTGTAAGTCCTTGATTCATAAGGGTTGTATTGTTAGACTTTTGTGGGAATTCCCTAACATTGCATAGCATCTAGCGTTTCACGCTTCCTAGGGGGGAACTATCAAGAACTATCAGAATAGAACTATCAAATAACTGTCATTTTGAAAAAATGACGGAAACGAAAAACCCACTCGGTGCGAACCGAATGGGTAAAAGGCAAAACCCCGAGGATTTCTCCCCGAGGTTTCTAACATTGTTAGATTTTGGTAATATCGCCACCCAAAATCGAGAATGCTTCGGTTAAAAATGATTTTGCTTGATTGCTCAATTCTGCATCATCATCTGATTCATTATTCAGAATGCGACCCAAAATGGTTTTAAGATCGGCAAGATTACGGGCATCAATAGTCAGGGTTGCTTTTACTGTATTACCCGCAGTAATGTATCCACTTGCTTCCTTCACTCTCTGCCAATACACATACTTATTCCCTTCAAGATCGGCAGATTTTAGGGCTTCCACGAATAAAGCATATTCCGCTTTTACCCCTACTTTTGCCTTACCCTTGAGATTGAACCATTTCACAATCTCACCATTTTCCAACTTCATATCAAAAGTTTCCTGCATTACATCGGCATAATTCCCGATCAATTCTCCCGTGTTTACAGCATTTGCCACTATTGCGTTACGGGCATTTTCTAGGCGTTGAGCCAATAAAGTTTTTTCCATGATTTAATTCCTTATATAACATTGTTAGATTTGATCAGGTATCTAACTGAACCCGTCTTGCTATGATTTAAATTTAACCTAATTGTGATACAAAAAGCAAGTCTGAGGGAAACAATAATTATCTAAATCTAACAATGTTAGAAATGGTTTATATAGCAACCCCCACCCCCCAAAATACAAAAAGGGACTCCTACATTCCCCTATACACTATGATTTGCACAAGAGATACATCGATTTAACATAAGGCTTCTTAAGCGACTCGGCCCGCTAAGCCCCGCACCTAGTACATCTCATACAATCGGCAATAAGTACTTAACCCCCCTCCCCCTACTTGAATATCCAGATGTAGATGCTCAAGGCGCTCATAGAAACACCCCCCTTACCTTTTTATTTTGCATACCCCCGTAATAATATTTTTTAAAAAATAAAAAACCACCCCCCACATAATTATGGTATACTTGTAGCTATGAAAAATACCACCCCCCGCAAATTAGCAAAAGAACTCGGTTTAAAATACTACGAAGGTAGAGAATGTCTACACGGGCATGGGGCAACTAGATCTGTAGCAAATGGTGACTGCGTAGTCTGTAGGCGTATAGCTAAGGCCAAAGCCGGAATGCAAAAACGTATTTTGCGGGGTCCTGTAAAACTCGGAAGAAAAAGAAAATACCCGATACTTGTAGGGCCCCCAAAGCCAAAGAAAAACTGCTACCCAAAGCCAATTACAGAGTTTGACTTTTGGGTTAGGCGAAATAGGCTACAAAAAACAGAAAGGACCCAATTACCTGTTGAGTATTACCAGACTCTTTTTGTAACCCATTGCCCTCTGTTGGGGATGGAACTAACTTATGCAAACTGCAAACAACAACGCATCCCTGATAACTATGCTACGTTAGACCGCATAGACCCCACTAAAGGGTATACCCTAGGCAATGTGCAAATTCTTTCTTTTAGGGCAAATACCATAAAAGGGGATGCAACCCTAGAAGAATTAAAGCAAATAGTACAAAACTGGGAAAACCCCCACACCCCGTATTTTTTGTAAAATTTCTGAAATATCAAAGGAGTAACATAGAGCTATGAGTTCTTGGCTGATTATCGTAACTGGGTTAATCTATATGTACATAGCTGCGGAGCAAGCGCTCAAAGGCAATATGGGTTTAGCCTGCATGTACTCCGGATATTGTTTTGCTAATTACGGCGCTTACTTGATTGCTACCAAATGATCGAAAACCTAGTCAAACCAGTACCACTAAACAACGACGTTGCAGTAATAAAGATACTGCAGTTAATGGGCCAGCTAACCCCTGAAGATATAGAACACGTTTTAAATATAGTTAATCAAGTATATAAAGTTGTAGGGCAGAAAGAGCAATGAGTTTTACGATCATGCGGCATGACGGCATGAAAGTTGTTCAGTGGTTTTTTAGCATAGACGAGCTAATTATTAGCATGATTAAAAACCCAAACGATAGGTACTACAGAAATGACAACCATAATCGGTGACTGGGATAAGAAGATACTCGTGTCAGATAGTCAGTTCACTGATTCTGATTCGGGGATTAAGTACTTTGAAGAAAAAGTATTTGCTATTGACGGTGGGTGGCTTGGGGTTGCAGGCAACTACTGTGATGCTGAGAAGGTTCTGGAGTACGTCAACAAGAAAACCAAGGTCAAACCTAAGCTAAAGTCAGACAGCTCATTTCTCAAACTAACTAAAGATGGCCTGTTCTCCTGCGGGGATGACCTAGAGTGGGAGAGGGTGCGAACGTTTATGGCTATAGGTAGTGGAGCTATGGCGGCAGAAGTTTGTATGCGCATGGATTTAACGGCAGAAGAATCAGTAGGGTGGGCATGCAATGTAGATGCAAATAGTAGTGGGCCCATAAAGACGTACCGTTTGCCCGATGCCGTATAAAGACCCCGAGGTTCGCAAAGCGTACCATAAAGAAAAAAGCAAAAAGCACTACGAGAAGAATCGGGAAGCGCTAATAGAGAAAGCTGCAAAAAGAAGAAAAGAACTTAGGAAGGAGTGGCGTACTTTTAAAAGTACTCTTAAGTGTACGATTTGTGGGTTTGACCATCCAGCAGCTTTAGATTTCCACCACGAAGACCCCAGCCAAAAAGAAGCTCACATCCATCGCCTGTTACAAAACGGGCTTAGCGACAAATTAAATAAGGAATTAAAAAAGTGCATAGTCCTGTGCGCTAACTGCCACCGCATCCACCACTACAACGAGAGAACCACCTAAAAAAAAAAATAACGCTATAAGTGCATGAAATTTCAATAAAAAATCATGCAAAAATAAGACGTCGACAGGCATACAAAAAAGTTTCCCGAACGGGAAGAATGTACAAAAAAGTAGCGTAAATTACAAAAATATTCCCGAACGGGGCATTTTGTAAAGAAAAGTTAAAAGATTGTAAAGTTAATAGCTTAAAAATGACCCATTAATGAGTCATTAAGTGGGTTAAGGGCTTATTTATGAGCCACTACGATGTCACTCAAAGTGCGCATAAACCGCAAAACATGTACACAATGTCAACAAAAACGTACATATACCGACAATATGTATACAAAACTGCAAATTTTATACATATGTTGCAACGCAACAATTGTGTGATATATTACACAAAAGACTCATAAATGAGTCACTAACCCACTTAAGGATTAATATATGAAACATTTTGAAGAAGTAGCACAGCAGCTAAAGACCGCCTACAACTTTTGGGTTGATGTAATTGCCGACACCCTCAAGATGTACAAAGCAAAGTAAAATACCCAGACTTAGTCACGTGAGTCACGTTAGGGGTGTACGTGCTTTTAAACACCCCACCTAAAAATTAATATATACTTTCGTCACTGGGCGCACCCGACTAGCCCTGCAAGGAACGAAAATTAAAATAGAGCCTACTAAGGATCACCCGATCCCGTATGTGACACAAAGTGAAGAACCACAAGACTTCGCTCAGAGTCTCGCCGTCACTGCAAATACCATAGATATGCTAGAGCAACTAGGTTCGCCTCCAGAGATTTCCCCAGAAGACGCGGCAAAAACGTCGGAACTTCTTCAGTCGGCAGTCAAAACCCAAGACCCAAAAAAGCTAAATACACCGCCAGTGGCGTTTGCGGCAAGAGAGTTTTTACGGGTGTACAGCTCACGCCTAGCAGCGGATATGGCAGATGTGCGGTCGGCAATAACAAATAAGTTAATGGAGTTGGCTAACTGTGGGGATCCCCGGTTTGAGCTAAAAGCCTTGGAGTTACTAGGTAAACACTCGGATATTGCGTTATTTACAGAGCGTAGTGAAGTAACGGTAACTTATAAGAACAGTACTGATCTAGAGGATGCGATTAAAGAACGCATCAAGCGGCTACTTAATTCAAACACAATCGACATTACTCCAGCCATAACACCTAATACGCTAGATGAAGAACTTGGGGTAGCGGTGTATAAACCCGTGGAACCTGTGGACGAGGTTGAGTTGGTAGAAGATATAATTGAGGAACCCAAGCCTGATGCAAGCTAAAGATGTACTGCAAAACATCTCGCTTAGGGACATCCCTAAGATACTACCGATGCTATCAGAGGCAGAGCAGGCTAAGTTGCTTGAAGAGCTTGACCTCCTGACCCAGCTAAAAACTAAAGAAGAAGCACAAGTTAACTTTATGCCGTTTGTGCGCAAGGTGTGGCCGACATTTATTGCAGGGCGGCACCACGCAGATATGGCAGCAGCATTTGAAAGGGTGGCTAATGGGACTTGTAAAAGACTTATTATTAATATGCCTCCGCGGCATACAAAGAGCGAATTTGCGTCTTACTTATTACCTGCTTGGTTTTTGGGCAAGTACCCAGCCAAAAAGATCATCCAGACATCCCACACTGCTGAGCTCGCTGTTGGCTTCGGCCGAAAAGTCAGAAACCTCGTCGATTCAGACGTCTATAAATCTATATTCCCAGGCGTTGGACTACAGTCTGACTCTAAAGCGGCTGGACGGTGGGCAACCAACAAAGGCGGAGACTACTTTGCTATTGGTGTTGGGGGCGCTGTTACAGGTAAGGGAGCTGACGTCCTCATTATTGATGACCCTCACTCAGAACAAGAAGCTGCACTAGCGGAAAACAACTCCGACGTGTACGATAAGACATACGAATGGTATACATCAGGCCCACGGCAGCGACTCCAGCCGGGGGGAGCTATTATCATCGTGATGACGCGGTGGTCCAAAAAGGACCTAACAGGTCAAGTTGTTAAGGCAGCTGCCCAAAGAGAGGGTGAAGACTGGGAAGTTATTGAATTTCCAGCAATTTTTGACGATGGACAGCCCCTCTGGCCTGAGTTTTGGCCGGTAGAACAGCTAGAAGCCCTGCGAAACGAGCTCCCAGTTGGAAAATGGATGGCTCAGTACATGCAGCAGCCCACTTCTGAGGTTTCTGCAATCATAAAACGGGAATGGTGGAAGGTTTGGGAGGACGAACGGCCTCCAAGCTGTGAGTTTTTGATCCAATCGTGGGATACGGCCTTCTTAAAAACCGAACGGAGTGACTATTCAGCCTGTACAACGTGGGGAGTGTTCTATAGGGACTCCGATACGGGGCTTCCCCAAGCAAACATCATATTACTTAACTCTTTTAAGAAACGAATGGAGTTTCCTGAACTAAAACTAAGGGCATATGAAGAATATAAAGACTGGGAACCAGATTCGCTTATTGTGGAAGCTAAAGCTTCTGGCGCTCCGTTGGTATTTGAGCTACGTGCAATGGGTATTCCAGTTCAAGAGTACACGCCAAGCAAAGGAAACGACAAGATTGCGCGATTAAATTCAGTTGCAGATATATTTGCTTCTGGTAGAGTGTGGGTACCGAACACAAGATGGGGTGAAGAGCTGGTAGAAGAAGTAGCTAGTTTTCCCTCTGGCGAACACGACGACTTGGTGGACAGCATGTCACAGGCCCTGTTAAGATTCAGGCGTGGGGGATTCATTCGTCTTGATTCTGACGAACCTGAAGAACAGCAATACTTTCGAAGAAAGCAGCCCTATTATTAAAGGCATATTATGGCAATAGAAAAAGGTTTATATGCAGCCCCTCTTGGTATAGAAGAGGCTTCGGCTATGGAAGTCCCACTTGAGATCGAGATTGAGGATCCTGAGTCTGTAGAAATTGGCATTGATGGCATGACCATCCTTGAGATTAAAAGAGAAAAGCCTAGCGATGAGGACTTCCCCGCAAACTTAGCGGAGTACATGGATGAGCGGGAACTTCAAAGTTTGGCAGCCCAGCTGACAGGTGATTTTGAGGATGACGTCGGTTCCCGTAAAGACTGGATGCAAACTTATGTCGACGGACTAGAACTTCTAGGCATGAAGATTGAAGAGCGCTCTGAACCATGGGAAGGCGCCTGCGGTGTGTATCATCCCCTCCTCTCTGAAGCCCTAGTTAAGTTCCAAGCTGAAACCATGATGGAAACGTTTCCAGCAGCAGGTCCTGTAAAGACTGAAATTATCGGTAAAGAGACACCAGAGAAAAAAGCAGCGGCAGAACGTGTTAAAAATGACATGAACTACCAGCTTACAGATGTAATGAAAGAGTATCGCCCTGAGCATGAGCGCTTATTGTGGGGCTTGGGTCTTTCAGGTAATGCGTTTAAAAAGGTTTACTACGATCCAAGTTTAGAGCGTCAAGTATCCATATTCGTACCCGCAGAAGACATCGTTGTTCCTTACGGCGCGAGTAACTTAGAGTCAGCAGAACGTGTAACTCACGTCATGCGTAAAACTAAAAACGAAATTATTAAATTGCAATCGGCAGGCTTTTATTGTGATGCTAATTTAGGTGATCCAGTTAACTCACTTGATGAAGTAGAGAAGAAGATTGCTGAAAAAATGGGTTTTCGTGCTACATCGGATGATCGCTTTAAGTTATTAGAGATGCACGTTAATCTTGATTTGCCTGGTTACGAGCACACAGACAAAGATGGTGAAAAAACGGGTATTGCGCTTCCTTATGTTGTGACTATTGAAAAAGGTACACAAACCGTTTTAGCAATTCGCCGCAACTGGGAGTCAGAAGATGAAACTCATCAAAAACGCAATCACTTTGTTCATTATGGCTATGTTCCTGGTTTTGGTTTCTATTGTTTTGGCCTTATTCATCTTATCGGTGCATTTGCTAAGTCAGGAACTTCCATTCTTCGCCAGCTCGTCGACGCAGGTACGCTGTCCAACCTACCCGGTGGATTTAAGACCCGTGGTTTGCGTGTTAAAGGCGATGACACCCCAATTGCCCCAGGCGAGTTCCGTGATGTAGATGTGCCCAGTGGCACGATGCGCGACAACATTCTACCGCTTCCATATAAAGAGCCGAGCCAGACTTTGAATCAACTGATGAATCAAATCGTAGATGAAGGGCGTCGCTTTGCGTCAGCTGCGGATATGAAAGTATCCGATATGTCTGCCAATTCACCCGTAGGTACAACCTTAGCTATTCTTGAGCGTACGCTTAAAGTGATGAGTGCGGTTCAAGCACGTGTTCATTACGCAATGAAGCAAGAGTTTCGTTTGCTCAAAAACATTATTGCTGACTTCACACCGGACGAATACAGCTATGAGCCAGAAGAAGGTAGCCGCATGGCTAAACGCTCTGACTACGACATGGTTACAGTTATTCCTGTTAGTGATCCTAATGCTGCAACGATGTCGCAAAAAGTGGTCCAGTATCAAGCCGCTTTACAACTTGCTCAGCAGGCGCCTCAGCTATACGACTTACCCGTGTTGCATCGTCAGATGTTAGAAGTTCTTGGTATTAAGAATTATCAAAAGCTAGTACCAATGGCAGACGATAAAAAGCCAGCCGATCCAGTTACTGAAAATCAAAACGTTCTTTCAATGAAGCCAGTTAAAGCGTTCTTGTATCAGGACCATCAAGCGCACATCCAGGTTCATATGGCTGCGATGCAAGATCCAAAGATTATGGAGCTTGTAGGGCAAAGCCCAATGGCGCAAGCTATTGGAGCATCGATGCAAGCGCATATTGCCGAACACCTTGGCTATGAGTATCGCAAGCAAATGGAAAAACAGATGGGTGTTGATCTCCCAACTACTAACGAAATAAACGAAGACGGAATCCCAGAAGCTATTGAGGTTCGCGTATCGCAACTCGCTGCTCAAGCAGCGCAACAACTCTTGCAGCAAAACCAGCAAGAAGCCCAAGATAAAAAGAACGCCCAAATGCAACAGGACCCATTGGTCCAAATGCAACAGCAAGAACTTCAGATTAAGCAAGAAGAGTTACAACTTAAGAAGCAGAAACTTCAAGTAGATGCTGCTAGTAAAGCTGACCAGCTTAAGATTGAAGAAGCCCGAATTGCAGCCCAAAAAGAAATTGCTGGAATGCAGGTGGGTGCTAAAACCGCCAAGGACAAAGCCCAACAAGAGTCAAAAGACAAACTTGAAGGTTTACGAGCTGGCGCAGACATCGCGTATAAAAACGCGCAACTACAGCAATCCAGGGAACAACCTAGGGGAGCTAACAAGAAAGGTGATTGATGGACAGAACGTTTGAAGTACTGATTGAGCAATTCAGAGAAAAACGCTTGAGTGTGGCTGACGCAGTTTCCAGTGGCGCAGCTAAAGATTACGCGGAGTACCGCGCACTTTGTGGTGAGATTCGAGGTCTTCTCACTGCTGAGACTTATGTTTTAGACCTTGCAAAAAAACTGGAGAATTCGGATGACTAATGTCATTGATTTAAATCAGGCTGTTGACTTGTCTGTCGTAATGAACAAGGATGCCGCCGAAAAAGCAAAACAACTTCCTCAGCCGTCTGGCTATAGGATTTTATGTGCACTTCCTGAATCCGAAGAAACTTTTGATAGCGGAATCATTAAGTCCGATGAAACCAGACGGCATGACGAGCTTCTGACTACTGTGCTATTTGTAGTTGATTTGGGCCCAGATTGCTATCTTGATAAAACTCGGTTCCCTAACGGTCCTTGGTGTAAAAAAGGCGACTTTGTTCTTGTCCGCCCACACGCAGGTACCCGCCTAGTAATACATGATCGTGAGTTTAGGATCATTAACGATGATTCCGTTGAGGGCGTAGTAACTGACCCCCGTGGTATCAAGCGCAAACTATAAGGAGTAATATATGCCACAATTTGAACAAGACGAATTTAAGTTTCCAGACGAAACTGAAAAAGAATCTAAGGGTAAACCCGTAGATACAGAAGACGATTTTAGTGTGGAAGTCGAAGACGACACTCCTCCAGAAGACCGTAATGTCAAACCTTTAGATGAGGAAGTAGTAGAAGAACTCGATAAAGACAACTTCCAAGACTATTCTAAGAAGGTAAAAACACGTATTGACCAGATGAAAAAGGTCTGGCACGACGAAAGACGGGCTAAAGAGTCTGCTTTACGCGAGCAACAAGAAGCCGTTAATCTTGCTCAAAAGATGTTCGAAGAGAACAAAAGACTCAAGGCAACGCTGTCTGAGGGTGAAAAACAGTTTGTTAGCACAGTCCAAGGTGCTGCTGATATTGAACTAGAAATGGCTAAACGGGTGTACCGCGATGCCTATGAATCGGGCGATACTGAGCGAATTATGGAAGCTCAGCAAAAACTGACTGAAGCTAGTTTGAAACAAGATAAAGCTAAAAATTTTAAACCCTCTATACAAATCCCAGAAAATGATGTACAAATACAACAAACGTACAGGCAACCTGAGCAACCTCAAGTTGATCCGTTAACTTCCAAGTGGCTCGAAAGTAATACTTGGTACGGACCAGACGAGGAAATGACGGCCTTAGCCCTAGGTACGCATGCAAAACTTGAAAAAGAATTTGGTAAAGGTTATATTGGGACCGAAGACTATTTCAATCGTATAGATAGCACTATGCGCAAACGGTTTCCTGAGAATTTCTCAGGTGAAGTAGAAGTAGAAACGCAGACTGGGGGCGGCAAGCCTAGTCAGCGCACTGAGTCAAGATCATCACCAGTGGTTGCACCAGCAACGCGTAGCACGGCGTCTAAACGAATTGTGCTGAAAGCAAGTCAAGTGGCCTTGGCCAAAAAACTTGGTTTGACACCTGAGCAATATGCTCGTGAAATGCAAAAATTGGAGAGATAACATGACTGTAAACAAACTTGCACGCGAATTAGATAGTCGTACCCAGTCAGAGCGCCCTAAACAGTGGTCGCAACCTGAGCTTCTTCCTGAACCGGATAAGCAACCTGGATACTCTTATAGATGGATTCGTATTTCAACGCTTCATCAGACCGATCCTCGCAACCTCTCAGCGAAGTTAAGGGAAGGGTGGGAACCTGTTGGCGTAGAAGAACAGCCTCAGTTTCAACTGTTAGTTGATCCCAATAGTCGTTATAAAGACAACATTGAGATCGGCGGTTTGTTGTTATGCAAGACCCCTACTGAGTTCGTTGAACAGCGTAATAAACATTACTCTGATCAAGCAGATGCTCAAATGACGGCTGTAGACAACACTCTTATGCGCCAAAGTGACCCACGTATGCCTCTCTTTAACGAGAAAAAGTCTACAACGTCCTTTGGTAAAGGTGGTTAAATTTAATTATTAGGAGATTTAAATGGCTTATCCAACCGTTGATGCTCCCTATGGCTTACAGGCTTTAAACCGTGTAGATGGCTTGCCATATGCTGGTGCAACTCGCTTAATCCCGATTGCTTCCACATATAACACGCCTATTTATGATGGTGACATTGTCCGTGTAGCTGCAGGCGGCACTATTCAAAAATCGACCGTAACTGTTGACTCTACTACAGCAGCTGCAAATAACACCGTTGGTGTGTTTGTTGGTGTTCAGTACGTTAACACTCAAGGTCAAACTGTTCAGGCTCAATATTATCCAGGTAATACCGCTGCTACCAGCGCTGTTGCTTATGTAATTGATGATCCTATGGCAGCCTTCCGTGTTGCAGTAACTTTGGCAAACAGCGCTATGTCGTCTGTAAACCAGAGCATTGTTGGCACAAATATGGCAATCATTCAGGGCACAGGCTCTAACACTACAGGTAACTCTGGTATTTCTGTCCTTGCATCAGCAAACGGTACAGGTAATGCTGCAGCTCTGCCAGTTCGTGTTATTGCAGTTATCCCTGATACAGCAACTAACGCAACGGCCTTTACTGAAGTATTAGTAAAGTT